GTTTGCGGCGAAAGACCCTCGTTTTCGATACCTTCGACAAAATAAAAAATGCGACGTCTTGTTAAATTTTTACGCCGTGGCTAAGGCCGCTGAAACACCGTTCTTCATTTGGCATGCGGACGATGATGCATGGGCTCCAAATTACCTTGAAGAATTAGTCGCGCTGCTCAACAAAAATCCGTCGGCAAAGCTCGCGGTCGCACAAACTCTGGAAGAGTTCCTGGATGGCTCAAATCGCAAGATCGTGACGAAGTACATCCCAGCCGATGAAGGTTTTTTTCAGCAAATGCGTTGGTTAAATAATTATCCCGCGACTTGGCTTTACGGTTTGTTCTGCAGATCTACCTTGGACAAGGTTCTCGATCTCGTAATGCGAGAGCCAGGGCTGGTGAAAGGCGCCGACTTCCTCATTCTTTTTTATTTTTGCTTCGCAAAACTCGTAGTTGGAACAAATAATACCTGCTTCATATGGCGTGGCTATGTCGATCATACCCAATCGCGAGAAAAGGGAGAACCACATCCTAAAATTACGGAAGGGCATGAAAATCCCAACCCGTATAAAAACATAAGCAATAAAATTGAGCTGCTCATACAAAACAATTATAAAAAGATCAGTAAAGTCAAATATCTGATTCAGTGCCGGCGCCGATTCTTTCGTATCGCGACGATCTGGATCCGACAAGAAACTCCCAATCCCGTCCAAAGATTGGTGTGGCGCATATATCTATGGTTCTTTGTAGGCCGGCGGGTCTATGCCTCTCACCGAGCTCTAAAGTATTCTATATTGCGTGGCTTAGTTCAGCATAAGTAATTGCATCTTGGATTGTTTATTATTTTATCCGTTTCAGCCATGCGTTGGGCCAATAGGTAATATTCTTTTGAAGACTAGATTCATTGAAACTCCACGCGGGATTTTCAATGATAAAATCTGAATGTCTTGCCGCAAATTCTAGTGCGGCTCGAGATGGATTATCCTGAAGCCACGATTTGTCGCCGCCCGGCACATCAGTCAAATCGCGCATATATCCATCTGCTGCCACAATGTAGGACCCAAGCGTCACCAAAGGCGCATAAGCTTCAAGTTCAGCCGTTACGTGAGCAAAGGAATGATTGGAATCCAATATCACGAGAACGCTTTCGCCAGGACGAATTGAATTCTTGACGCGAGCGACGACATCCGGCGCCGTTGACGACCCTTCAATGAGCGTTATCGAAGATTTCAGCGGATGAGCTTCGAGTCGCGCCCGATTTTGTGGGCGTATATCAACGTCAACCGCAATCACTCTGCCTTTGCCAATTAGTTTGAGCAAGCTTGCAGAAAAAATGGCTGACCCGCCATGCGCGATACCGGTTTCCACGATCACGTCGGGCTTCGAGCAAAAAATAACCTCCTGATAACGAAGTACGTCTTCAGGAAGCTGTATGATCGGCACGCCAAACCAGGTGAAGGTGTAGGAATATTTCTGGGCGAAGCCAATCTTGAGCCACAGGTCGGAAATTAATGTGAAAGCCGCCTCGGTATAAAGCGGAATCGTTTTACCATCGCAAATAAGGCTTCGGGTTTGATCATCAATCACGATCTTCATGGATTTTCTCTCGGCGTGCTAAACTTGAGTTAACGAATCGCTTTTCTACAGACGCGATCAATTGCGCGGCACCGGCTATTAAGCAACATCCCTCCGCTTCCAATACTCCAATGCTTCCTGCAAACCAATCGCCAATGTCCGCGCAGGTCGAAAATTGAGTTCGGATTCCAGCCGCGTTACATCGGCAACAATATAGTTCGGCTCATTAGGCCGATCTGGTAGGAATCCTAGTTTGATCAAGTTCGGGCGGCTGGAAAGATTCCCGAGCATCCCGGCAACTTCGGCAATACTGACGCCCTTGCCTGTTGCGATATTCACCGGGCCCGTGACACTGGCGAGAGCCAACGAAGCAATAGCTGCGCCAGCATCGCGAACGTCCATGAAGTCGCGTATTCCGCGACCGCTAGTACAGCAAGCGTTTTCGTTGGCAGCGAGTGCGCGCGCGATGCTTGGAATCAGCCGCTTTTTGTCTTCGCGGGGGCCATAGAGATGAAAAAGACGAGCCCAAGCGAATTCCTTACCACGATCCGAGGCATATCTCTCAATTAACCGCCGCGTTGCATCCTTGGCAACGCCATATAGAGACGTGGGTATCGCCGGAGTGTCGCGCTCGCGGCAAGGATTATTACCTCTGAGATCGTATTCAACGCATGTCCCAACACCGACAAATCGCCGGGCGCCAGCTTCAAAACCAGCGCGCGCCAGCATCAGACTGGCATTTACCCAATCAAGATTTTCCGACGAAGTCCAGAATGCGCCGTGCTTTGCGATCCAGGCAAGATGTATAATCACTTCGGGCTGAATCGCTTGAACGACCTCACGGATGCGTGCAGGCTTCAGCAAATCGAACTCGTGCGATACAACATTGGCGGCGATGTCGGAATGCTGGTGCGATAACGCATGAACTTCCACGCCTCGCGAAAGCAACGTCTCTGATGTGGCATAGCCTACAAAGCCGGAGGCCCCCGTCAAAAGTACTCGCATTCCCCTTTCCTTCCTTCCGAATACAAAAATCTTACACCATCCGGCTGAAAAAATACGCGCTTAAGACCTCGATGAAGTAGCACGAACGGGAGAGCGGGAATTATGAAGAAGTGCGTTATTTGGGGCGGCAAGGGCTTGGCCAAAATGGTGAGACCCATTCTTGAGCGCGATGGATACAAAGTTCTTGCAATTTTCGACAATGACCCGGCTGTTCAATCTCCTTTCAGCGACATCCCGATCAGCGGAGGGTGGAAAGAATTTCTGCAGCAGCGTCCACGTTTGGGCGACGAATGCGGGTTCGTGGCGGCGATCGGCACAAATGGCAAAGATCGATGCGACATTTCGCAGAAACTTTCAAAATCCGGTTTGCATCCGATCAATGTGATCCATGAGACGGCGTATGTCTCGGCCACGGCAAGCTTCGGCAAAGGAATTCTGGTCATGCCGATGGCCGTGATCTGCGAAACGACGCGTCTTGGCGCCTATTGTCTGTTGAACACGAACTCAAGCGTAGATCATGGTTGCAGCATTGGAGACGGATTTCACGCGATGCCAGGCGCCACAATCGCGGGCGAAATAATCGTTGGGGATTATGTGTCCATCGGAAGTAACGCGACCGTCTTACCTCGGTTGCGGATCGGTAATGGAGCCACGATTGGTGCCGGGGCGGTGGTCACCAAAGATGTTTCAGCCAACTGCGTTATGGTGGGGAACCCCGCCCGAATAATGACGACGCGCGATCCCGAGGCAGGCGGCTAGCGATCTCGTCTTCGAATTTGAATTTTAACTGCTTTTCTAAACTCTCTTGATTTTGAACCAGGCCTGCTCTTCGTCAATTTCGACGATCATCGTCCTAAGGTCTTCTTTCGAGCGGTGAAATAGAAGGCGTTTGGCTGCATAATGCCCTGATCCACGGCGTAGCGTTCGTAGAGGGCCAGGAAATCCGCGATCGGACGGAGCATCGCATCCTCGCCCCGCATTCCGCCAAGCGTGCGGTAGATAAACGCCGCTCCCGGCAGGTTCTCCAGAACGGTGAACTTTTTTTCTAAGGCCTTCAGGATCTCAGCGCCGTTGGCGGCATTGTCGTGCGGCGATTGGCCCTGGGCTTCGTTCTTATCCCGCTCTTCGACATATTCCGTGAGGATGTCGCCGACCCACCGATGAAAGCCTTCCTTGGTCCGCGTCGCGTCGGGATCCACAGGCTCGTACCAATGCCCGGTGAGCGCAAGGAGGCCGCGGATCAGCGCCACTTGCGCGGCGTCCCCGCCTCGCCATCGCTCGTGACACGGCTCGTAGCCAACCACAACACCGCCGTCCTCCAACAGCGAATGAAGTTGTTCGACGGCAGCATTCAAGTCCAGTAAATGGTGCAACACGCCAGAAATGAATACGGCGTCGTAGCGCCCTTTCGCCTCGAGGAAGGAGCATACTTCGTAGCGGAGCGAACCGAAGCCTTCGGCGAAGGGATTCTCTTTCAGTGCCTGGCGAGCCGCCGCTACTGCGCGATCTGCGATATCGAAACCCGTTACATGATATCCGGCACGCGCCAGCTCCAGGGCGAAGTAGCCCGCGCCGCAGCCCGCATCGAGAATACGGGCCCCCGGATGGACATGTTTCCTCAGCATCTCCAGGTGGGTATGGACCATGCGCCCAAGATAGAGATCCACATAGTGTGGATCGCGCCAGAAGCTCTTGTAGAAGTAATCGCACTTCACCGCCCGGCGGATGTCCGGGACAAAGCCTGCTTCGCGCCGTTCGGTGATCCGCTGGTTGAAGGCAGAGGCTTCCTCAGCGAGCCCCTCTTCGTCGGGGGAGGAATGCGTCATGCCCTCTGCTCCTGCAGCGCGGGGGTGCGCCAGTAAAGACGCTCATCGATTTCCCGCCGCTCGGTGAGGTGCTGCAGTTGCTTCAGGCGAATAAAGCCGCGCGCGTTCAACGCTTCGCTTGTCACCTCGGCATGGGCGTCGAACCAAGCGTTGAGCTCCTGGCACCCCCGCTCCAGCGTCCACTCCGGACTGAAACCAGGCAGGCGAGCCTGGGCCTTCGAGAAGTCTACCCGATAAGATCTGAGATCGCCCGCGGTTTCGCCCGTGATGACGAGCTTCGCGTTCGGCACGGCGTGCGCCACTGCTTCAGCGATGTCGCGGATGCGAAAATTCGCGTCGTTGCGGCCGATGTTGAAGGCTTGGTTATGTACGGCTTCAGTGGGCGCCTCTACGGCGCAGAGGGCGGCGCGCGAGATGTCTTCGATATGGACCAGAGGTCGCCAAGGGCTGCCGTCGGACATCACCCGAACGACGCCGGTGGTGCGGGCCCAGGCCATCAGGTTATTGAGCACCAAGTCAAAGCGCATGCGTGGGCTGGCGCCGAAGGCGGTGGCGTTGCGCAGATACACTGGTGAGAAGCCCTCGGCAGCAAGAGCGCTCAGGGCCTGCTCCGTGCGCACCTTGGAAACGGCGTAGGCGGACACTGGGTTGAACGGCGCTTGTTCGTCGAGCGGTCGCTCTGAGTTTTCTGCGGCGCCGTAGAGGCTGCAGGACGACGCGAACACGAAACGGCGCACGCCCCGTCGCTTGGCCAAACGCGCCAATTCCTCGGTCGCTTGAAAGTTGATTTCTAGCGTCAACTCTGGATCGAGCTGGCCGAGCGGGTCGTTGGACAGGGCCGCAAGATGGACAATGGCGTCTATGTCATCCAAGTCCGAAGGCTGCACCTGGCGTACGTCGCGAAGAATCTCTCGATCCGGCGCCACCCGCTGGGCACATGGATCGACGCAATCTTTGAAATAACCTGTATCCAGCCCGGTGACGGCGTGCCCGGCAGTTTTGAATAGACGGATCATTACCGGTCCGATGAAGCCCAGATGCCCGGTAATCAATACTTGCATTCCCTGGAGCTCCTCTAGGGCTCGACCTAAACTGCGGACGTCAGTAAGGGTCGATCATCGGGATCGCTGAAGCATGTACCCCACGAAACATCATGATCCCTAATTCGATTCAAGTATCCGACATGGGCTTATACGTAGGACCGTCACGAGATTAGAGGCGCACGGTCCTGCGAAGGGTCGCCCTTGTAGGGGAATGTAAGGATGATTACAAGTTTGAGCATTATTGAGCAGATTACATGGAGCCCTCCGACTTAATTCGGCGGCGGCAACAGAGATAGTCGGAGGTGCAGTGAAAGCGGTCATTCTGGCGGGCGGTCTGGGAACTCGCATCTTGGAAGAATCGCACCTGCGGCCCAAACCGATGATCGAGATCGGTGGGCGGCCGATTCTTTGGCATATTATGAAAATCTATAGCCACTTTAGTATCACGGATTTCGTAATCTGCCTCGGCTATCGGGGCTACATGATCAAGGAATATTTCTCCAACTATTTTTTGCACAATGCCGATGTCACGATCGACGTGGGCGCAAACAAGACAGAGTACCACAACAAAAACGTGGAGCCCTGGCGGGTGACGCTCGTCGACACGGGCGAACAGACGCAAACAGGCGGCCGTCTAAAACGTGTAGCGCGTTATCTCACGCCGGGTGAACCATTCTGCTTCACTTATGGCGACGGTGTTGCGAATCTTGATGTCGCGCGCCTCACCGCGTTTCATAAGGCGCACGGCAAGCGTGCGACCGTTACAGCTGTGATCCCTCCCGGCCGCTATGGCGCGCTATCCATGGAAGGCGATCGCGTCATGCGGTTCGTCGAGAAACCTACAGGTGACAACACCTACATCAATGGCGGATTCTTCGTGCTTGATCCGTCGGTCGCAAATCTCATTCATGGAGACGAAACGGCGTGGGAAGTGGAACCGCTGGAGCGGCTCGCCGAAGCGGGTGAGCTGATGGCCTTCCGCCATTCTGGTTTTTGGCAGCCGATGGATACGCTGCGCGACAAGATGCAGCTCGAGCAACTGTGGACGAGCGGCGTGGCCCCTTGGAAGGTATGGGCTTGATCGGAATGACCCTGCCTGATCTTGGCGACGCATTGCAAGCGCACATCGAGCTTAGCTGCCGCCGTCGTTTCGCCGGTGCCGCTGCAATCGCCTGGACAGGGAACTGGTATCGCACCTTTGCCGCCGACAAGGATCTTCGCACCGTTACGCTCGACCAAATCGCTGCTTATTGCCGGGCGGCGGCATGATGCCCACGCCGAATTGCCGTTTCTGCGGCACGCCGCTGACCGCCACACTTGTCGATCTTGGCGAGATGCCGCTCGCAAACAGTTACGTCACTGAGGCAACCGCGGCAAAGGAGCGGCGCTTCCCGCTGCATGTTCGTGTCTGCCCGCAATGCCTGCTCGTTCAGGTCGATCATACGGTCCCGGCCGACGCCATTTTCGTCGCCGACTACGCCTATTCCTCTTCCTATTCCGACAGCTGGGTGGACCACGCCAAACGTTACGCCGACGCAATGATTGAGCGCTTCAAACTCGGCCCCAACGCATTGGTTGTCGAAGTCGCGTCTAACGACGGTTATCTGCTGCAGCACTTTCTCAACCGCGGCGTGCCCGTGCTGGGGATCGAGCCGGCCGCGCGGGTAGCGGAGGTTGCCATCAAGAAAGGCATTGCCACCGAAATCGTATTCTTCAATTCAGCGACCGCGAAACGCCTCGCCGCTTCCGGCGTACAGGCCGATCTCATAGCGGCAAACAACGTTCTCGCCCATGTGCCCGACATCCGCGATTTCGTCGCCGGATTTGCCACGCTGCTCAAGCCGGAAGGTGTGGCCACCTTCGAATTTCCGCATGTGTTGAACCTTATTCGCGGGGTGCAATTCGACACGATCTACCACGAACATTATTCCTATCTTTCGCTCGCAACCGTTGAACGCATCTTCGCGACCGCTGGATTGCGCGCGATCGACGTGGAAGAAATTGAGACGCATGGCGGATCGCTACGCCTGTATGCCGCCCGCATTGATTCCACCCACGTTCCCACGCCAGCGCTGCAGGTTTTGCGCACGAAGGAGAAGTCCGCAGCGCTTGACCAGCTCGATGGCTATCGGGGCTATGCGGATCGCGTTCGCGCGGTGAAGGAGGGCTTTTTGGCCTTCCTGCAAAAGGCAAAAGCGGCCGGTAAGACCGTCACCGCTTATGGTGCGGCCGCCAAGGGCAATACGTTCCTCAATTTCTGCGGGGTCACGAGGAACGATATCGTCTGCGTATTCGATCGCTCCACTGCGAAACAGGGAAAGCTCCTGCCTGGTAGCCACATTCCAATTTTTTCGCCGGCGCGTCTTCCCGAAATAAAGCCCAACTATCTTGTCATCCTTCCTTGGAACATTGCCGAAGAGATTATTGCCGCGAGCGCAGCGATGAACTCTTGGGGTGGGCAATTCGTCGTCGCGGTCCCGGCGTTGAGGATATTTCCGTGAAATTCCATAAAACCGATATCGCTGGAGTTTTTCTGATCGAGGCCGAGCCGCACGGCGACGAGCGCGGTTTTTTTGCGCGGCTCTATGACCCTAGGGAGTTTTCCGCCGCCGGCATCGAATTTCGTCCAGTCCAGATAAACCTTTCCCACAACACTCAATCTCGTACATTGCGGGGCATGCATTACCAGGACGCGCCGTACGCGGAATCAAAGCTCGTGCAAGTCACGCGCGGCGCCGCCTATGACGTGGTGGTCGACCTCAGACCCAACAGTCCCAGCCTTGGACGCTGGGTGGCGTTTGATCTCGACCAGGATTGGGCGCGCGCCGTGTTCATTCCGGAAGGCTGCGCGCATGGTTTTCTGACGCGTACGCCGAGCACGGATATCATTTATTACATGGGCAGCATGTATGTCCCCGGCCATGCCAAGGGTTATTGTTGGAATGACCCGCGGCTAAGGATCAGTTGGCCGGAGGAACCTGCGGTGATATCCGCTTCCGATCGAAATTGGCCGTCCTTTACGGCGTAAATTGCTCTGCCGACGCCATCAATGGCATTACTCCCTGGCGGCGTCGCGATGACCGCCACATAGCCGTCAGTAGCCGGCGAGTTCTTCCCAGATCGCCCAAACCGAGAACGTCCAAGTTCCAGTCGCCGGGACGTTGGCTTGAATGACCCAACCTTCGTTTTGCGCCATCACGTCGGGATGCTCGCCGGGCTGCGTATCGAAGAGCACCGAGCCGGGGTTAACAAGCGGTTGGCCGGCCGTGGCGAGAACGCCGACGGAAATCGAGCCGAGCGGGTTCGCGTCAAGCGTGCGGGTGCCGACGCCGAGCGTCGTATTCGAGGCAATGCGAACATCGCCAACAAGCGACGTTCCCATTGAGGCGGTGCGAAGCTTGCCGACATTGCCGGTCGGCGTGATCGCGGTGCCGTTCGTGTCCGAAGCGGTAAAGGATCGCGCGGCGAATAGCTGAAAGTTCGCAACGCCGGCGGTGAAGGCGGCGATAGCGCCGGCAGAAAACAGCACGCGGCGCAAGAGACAGAAGCGCGTCGCATCCGTCCAGCGAAAAGAGAAAATCGGCGAGTTAGCCGTGAGGCCCGCCGACATGACGCCGCTTGCTTGCGCGATCGAGTAAATGCCGAGCGATCCATAATCGTTCGGCCGCAAGACCGTGCGAAGCGCTCGCGTACCCTGCTCGACTTCGGCGACGGTGCCGGAATTACCTTGGATTTGTAGCGGCATGGTGATCCTCTCTTAGTAGGCCGGGACTTCATCCCAACGTGCATTGATATTTAACGACCAAGTGCCGATCGTCGGCGGCGTAGCCTTCAGAACAATTCCGTCTTGCATTCCAAGCACGATCGGATGCTCCCCGGGCTTTGCATTCCAAAGCTTCGTCCCGTTCGGGAAAATTTCCTGTTGTCCGGCGCCAAGGGCGCCAGAGGTGAGCGACGAAAGAGGGTTGGCGTCGATGCCCGTCGGCGCGAAGGTCATAAGCGCGGCGTTACCGACCATGAATTGCGCGGCCGTATTAAGCGAGATGCCGCCGAAATCATCGTGCCGCATCCGGCTCCGAAGCTTGCCATCGTTGGGATTCGTCAAGCCCTGCTGCACGGTTGTCCCGCCGGTCGCGGCTGCGCTCACTTGCCGACAGAAAAAGAGTTGCACCGTGAAGGCGCCGGCGGTGAAGGCTGTTATGCCGCCCATCCCGATCGACACTTGGCGGATGAGCGCAAGACCATCGCCACCATAGAGCATTGTCAAATATGATCCGTTCGCGGCTTGGTTCCCCGCGATCGTCGCTAGGACGGAAGCTCGACGGTTCGATGTAAAGCGCGAATAGTCTTGCGGCCGCGCGACAACGCGGACCGCGCGCGTCCCGGTATCAACCTCGCCCGCCGTTCCGATCGCAAAACCCTGATGAGTGATCGGCATTTTATCTCCACTCCCATTGAACATTCCACTTGCCATAAGGCCGCGTGTTGGAAATGTTCGAGTTTTCAAAACCGGGCGAAGGCCCGAAGCGGTCGGCCTGATCCGCCGGCTGATCGTTCGCGATCCCGTAAATCGTAAAGCCGGTTCCGGCTATGATGTTGCCGGCGAAGACCTTCGGCGCATCGACCAAGTGTTCATCGGCGGAGTGATCCGCCGTCGCGGCGGGCGCGATCCAAACCTTTACGATCGAGCCGGCGAGAATGAGAGCTTGCCCGGTGATAACCGTTTGCGCATCGGCCGAGCCGGGATAGGCGCCGAAATCAATCAACGCTGTCCCGTTATTTTCCGCGCTCTTGTCGCCGGTGCGGAAGAATTGAACCGACAGCACATCGTTCGCCGCGAAACTCCCATTCGAGATGATGAAGGCGAGCGAGATTTGCAGCCAAGAGGTGTTGTCAGTAAGCGCCCCGTTAATCTCATAGATCACAAAATTCTGCGGCGCCGAAGCTTTCTTAAAGATCAAATAGCCGCGATGCGTATTGTTCGTCGAATCATCCCAGGCGCGCACGAAAGGCGCGACGTTCGGGTTTCCGGTTTCTCCGCATTGCGCGTTGATCGCTAGAGCGGTGACGCTGGCAAGCGCCGTGTTATTGAAACGGAGCGCGCCGGCGGCCGGTGCGCTCATTGCCGTGCTTGTGTCGAAGGTCCAGCGCATCCCCGGATCGGTGCCGTTTGCGCCGGCCGCGCCCATGGCGCCCGTCGTGCCCGTCGGGCCTTGCGCGCCGGCAGGGCCGGCAACCACGATCGTCCAGTCGGCCTGGGTGCCGGAGCCGCCGACGCCGCCAGCGAGGACGTTGATCGTCAGGGCGCCGGCGCTGTCATAGGTGGTGACCTGTCCCGCCAGATAATTGGCGGGATTCGAGGTTTCGAATGCCACCACGAAGGCGCCGACATCAAAGAGTTTTCCGGGCTGCGTCGCGAATGACTTTGACCCGCCGCCGATCGCCACGCTCGTTGTCGAAGTGCCTACGAATAAGGAAGCCCCGACCGCCGCAAGCGTCAAAACATTATAATCGCCGGTGACCGGATCGAAAATCCAGACTTGCTTGCTCGTCGGATCGGGGAGAACGGAAATCGCCGAGAGCGCCGAAAAATCCGGCTCGATCAACCATTGGCCGTTCGATTTTCTAACTGCGATACCGCCATTCCCAACGACGAGCGCCGGGAATGGAACGGGCGAACGGAGCTTGATGTTTTGCGCCGTCATTGTGTCACGACTCCGTCAAGAACTGGCACCGTGCCGATAATGTATTGCTTCGTCTCACCGTTGATCGTGAGAATGCACCCGACATCGTAATTTTGCGCGGCAACGCCCTGCATTTCGGATCGTGCGAACAGAACTTGAAAGACGCCGGTATCGATGATTGAAATTTTTCCATTGCTCGACGTGGCCGACAAAACGATGCCTCGGCTCTTCGGGTCACGCACCTCGAAAACGATCGTCGCGCCCGTCAAATCGAGTGCCTCGCCCGTATCCTCGTCGTCGATCTCGACGATGAGCTTCCAGTCTTCTTGCATGGCTGTGGGTGAAAGCGTGCCCTGATACATGGTTAGAGCTTGATATAAACGGTGAAGAGCGCGAAGGGCGGAAGGTTGTTGTGTGCGCCGCCGCCGCCTTGAGAATCGGAAGCGAGATTGATCGGATGCGTATGCGCGCTTTCGTCGGCGGTGTTCGAAAGGGTGACGCCGGTTCCGTCGCCGCCGCGCTGATTGATTGGGCCGTTATTGTTGTTCGAATCGCTATGAACGCCGTGATGGTGCGGCGTGCCGGCGCCGGTATTTCCATTCACGCCATGCGTATGCGCCGCAAGCTCGGCGACGGTGAGCGTGTGTTTTTCCTCACCGCCGACCGCGCCGATGATTGTCGGATCAACGCCAGCGTTCGCTTGCGTGATTCGATTTTGCGCGCCGTTCCCCATGCTGTCGACGGCGCCGAGCAGGCGGCCGGCGCAATCGGGCAAGGTGAGCGCTTTGTTCGCGGCCCAATCGGCGGCGGCCGAAGCGCCCTTCCCGCTCACGACCGCGATATTCGCGAACGGCCACAGCTCGGTGAAGAGTGATTGCGTGTCGGCGTTGGCGCGCTCGGTGGCACCCGACGTGGCGCTGCCGATGGTGCGACCGTTCAACCGCACATAGCCCTCGAGCGGCTGATCGTCGAAACGAACCTTGAGATCGCGCGTCTTGAAGAGACCGTTGGGATCGACGGCCGTGCCGCCGCCGCCGCCGCCGGACGAGGGCCCGGTGACTGGCACGCTGTCGTCGGCGAACTGCACCACACCGCTCTTGTTGGTGAGCCGGTGCTTGTAGGTGCCGTCAGCCAGAAAAATCATCGGCAGGCGGCCGGCGGCGTCGCACGGGATCGGAAACGGATGCAGCGCCGAAAGCCCAAAGTCCCTATAGGCGTTGAGCGGCGTGTCGGTACCGGCGGAAAAAAGATATAGTTTCCCGCCGGACAGGGCTTTGCCCGTGTCTTTATCGAGCTGCTGTATTCGGCTGAGCGGATAGATTCCGGCCATTCGTGCCTCGGAGGTTTCTATATCGAAGTAGAGGTTGTTTCAGAAAACGCGATGTTACGTGCCGGGCGGGAGCCGATGCCGATCAAAAGTGGATTTAATTTTTTCGATTGGCTCGTCCGACATCGCTACGGCACGCGTTTAATTCGGCCATCGGACGTCATGAATGGCGAGCCCGACGAAAGGCCGGCGCGCTGCAAATCCTGCGGCGTCGTGAAAACGGGCATCGCGCCCGATTGCTGCATTGGCGCGCCGCCGAATGGCGGATTGACGTTGAAATTCGGGTAGCTTCCCGCTTGCGGACCGATGTTGAAGCTCGGATTACCGCCACTCCCGAACGACGCTGCACCCGACTGATCGCCGAAGCCCAGCTTCGCGCGCTGCATCGCGAGATTGGCAAGCTGCGTCCCCGTATTCATGTCGCCGAGCTGGTAATAGGTTCTCGCCATCGCGGCGTAGTCGGGCGTGCCGTCGGCAAGGGTCGGCGCGCCGTTTTTGAAGACGTCGATGCTGCCCGCTTTTTGCGCCAGCTGTTTGCCGGCGACGTAATCGCCGAGGAGCGAAGAGAGCGGCGAGAAATCCACCCTCGGCGCGCCCTGCGCGATCAATAAATTGAGTCTGTCGCTCGCTGTGTCCGCCATGGGTTGTACCTTGAAAAAAAATGCTGACGACCCGCTCCGTTCAAGAGCGCGTTGCAAGGATTCGCCGGGGCGCTGCAAGCAGCGCGGTCAGGGATTGATGTGGCGCTTCGTATCAGGGAAAAAGTAGCGATAGGCGGCCTCCGATTCCACTTCAGGATACAGGCTACTTCCCTGACTCAACTTCGTTCAAAGGATTCGCGGGATAGTGATGACCCACGAAGAGCAAAGCTTTTCTCTCCGCGTCGCTAAAAGGCTCTATCTTCGACAGGTGCTTTTCCTCGAGACCCAACGCGCTTTTTCGATCGAGATCCAACATGACATTGTAAATCTCCGGGGGTAGAGGTGCGACGGAATCTATGACGGCCAACGTCTTTTTTTTGCCGAGCTCCACGCCGGTTCGGCGGTTAAACTCGAGATATTTCTGATTGGTTATTCTCCTTGCGCGAATAGTGACTTCACTTACAGCGACAACCAAACAGATCAGGCTCACCGTGTGACCCGGATACTCCGCATGAAAAATGTCGCCCACTTCGAGCCTACCGAGCAACGTCTTACGGTCGGCCATGATTCACCCCTTATTCTTATTCTGCTTCCAGCTCGTATGGTCTCAGTATCATTATCTGCCGGACACCTGGCAGGCCCCCCAAACCCTTAATTTTAACGGCACAGCTCATGCATAAATTTCGTCCCCCGATATTATACATTGCTGAAGTGCCATAACTGCCACCACTTTGACACCCTGCACTAAAACCATCGCACTTTAAATCTCCGGCTGCCGCAAGTTGATTACCGGAAGTGTAGGGCCGCGCCAATCCATCGCCCGCTTGCGCGCCGATGCTAAGATCTGGATCGCTGTTGTGAGCGAATTGTGGATTCGCGCGCTGAGCCGCGAGCCGTGCGAGCTGTATCGCCGTGCCCATGTCGCCAAGCTGGAAATAGGTTTTCGCCATCGTGGCGTAATCGGGCGTACCGTCGGATAGCATAGGCACGCCGTCTTTGAAGGCGCCGATGGTATTGGCTTGCCGCCGTGATTGCTAGCTGGCGAAGTAATCGCCCAACAACGATGAGAGCGGCGAGAAATCGGCCACTACTGCAAGCCCTGCGGGGAATATGGATTGATGCCGAGGCTCGACCAAGCGTAAGGGTTGACGCCTTGGTTCATTGCGGTCGCCAACGAATTACCCCCGAGCGAGCCCAGCGACCTTCCAAGGCCGCCATTGGTGAAGCCGAGCATGTTCGCGCCGAGCCCCAACCCGCTCATCACCGCGCCCCACAAATTTGCCGAGGCTTGGTTCTTGGCGAGATCGGCCGCGGCCTGTGCGTCGCCGATGCCGGTGCCTTTCTGCCAGCCATATTGGCCGAGCTGGGTGCCGCCGAGATAGTTGAGATTGCCCTGCCCCGTCAGCACGCCGGACTGGCCTTGTGCCGCCGCCGTCTGCTGCGAGAGCAGCGGATTGAACGCGGCAAGATAATTCGACCAGCCTTGATTGGCGAGATTGGACCCAAACTGTTGCTCGGCGGCAAGCGTATTGCCGCTCTGCACGCGGCCGCGCGCGGTGGCGCCGCGGTCGATCGCGCCGAGCCCGCTCTGCAATTGAAACTGATAGCCAGGATTGTTTTGAAACGCCGCTTGCGCGCGCGCATTTCCCTCCGGGCCGTTCAACCCGAGTGCGTCGGCATAGGCGTTAGCACCCGCCGCCCCCTGTCCCGCAAGCGGCGCCCAGGCGTTATAAGCGGAGCCGTAATACTGATTGGCGTTATTGAGGCCGGTCTGCACCGCGCCGGTGGCGTCGGTATAACCTTGATTGATGCCGGCGATCCTCGCGTTGGCAGCATTCTGCGCGTTCTTGTTGGAGAAAATGTCGAAGAGGCCCATATGTTTCCTCGCTTCAAGTCGGGAGATAGGCGCGCGTTGGCGGGGTGAAATTGCTGGACCAACGAGCAATGCCGACACTCATACGAAATTCGTCGACGCGGGAGGCAAAATACAATCCATTTTCGTCGCCAGGACGAAGGATGGAAAAGCTAGAGGCGCTATCGTGTGCGGCGCCAGTAAACGCTTGATCGCCACCTTCCTGAATTCCATCAAGAAAGAGTTTTAGAACATTACCCCTCCGAACGAAGGCTAAGTGATGCCAGGTATTTATCGAAACCGAAGAGCTTCCGTTAACCGCCGTTCCCGATAGACCATCAGACGAAAGAAAAGCCGTGACTTGATTGCTGGCATTGAGGCCAAGATAAAAAGAAACATCGACACCGGAAGCATTCGCTTGCGCTGCTATGATTCGCACACTCGCGAGAGTCCCGAGGCTATAAATCCAACTATCAACGGAAAAATCATTCGCTCCGAGCGTAAAGTCCGCGCTGTCTGGCGTATCGATCCACGAAGGCGTTGCACCATTGAGAAGTGAATTCGTTCCGAATTTAATTTGAGCGCTGTTAAGTTGCGCGCCGCCGTGCGAGGTCCAAGTATGCGGCGCGCTCGCGCCCTTCGCAGTATCGGGAAAAATTGTGCTTCCGTTTGTCCCGTCGAAATGTAGCAAGACTTTTGTAAAGCCGTCATTGCCGCCGCTTCCCGTGCCCCCGATCCACCTAGGCATATTGCAGCATCGTGATCTTGCGCGTGTATTTCAGGGCGAAGCTCAAGTTCACGCAATCGCTCGAGGTGCTCGACAAGACGAAAATCAGCTTGTCACCGACCGCCATTGCATTCGCGCTCGCATGCGAAATGGTCGCTTTGCTCGACGTGGCAGAATTTGCGCCGCCGCCGAGCGGCGTCGAATTGATCTCGGGCGTGAGTGTCGACGTTCCCGCCGATGTCTTCGCCGTCACCTCCAGGATCGTCTTGGCGTATTTCGAGTCGAGAATGATCGTATAGGTGCCGTCGACCGGGAACGCGATCTCCCCGACGATTTCCTCGGCAACGTCCGTGTCTTCCGCAACGATCAGGCCGGGGAAATTACTCTTCAGCTCGGTAAGAAGCCGCGCGACGATGGTAAACCACTTATACCAGGCGATGCTGAACGTGCCCGGCGAGCCGACGATCGGTGGCTCGCCATAAACCGGCAGCGGCGCGTCGGTCGGAAGAGGTGTCGGCATCTCAGCCCGTGCGCAATTCGGCCTGCATGTCGCCGCCGGTGAGTTCCACGTCGACGGGATCGGAGACCGCGAGACGCCAGCGGCGGCCCTGGTTTTTCGTCATCCCCGTTTTCGTGAGCTTGATCGGGCCCGGCGTCTCCTGTTGCCGCCCGAGCTTGCCGATGCGCGGGACCGACCAGGAAATACCGCCGTCGTCGGAATAGGAAATCTCCACGCTTGGATCCGTCTCGATCGGGTCGGCGCCGGTGGCGGTGCCGACGCCTTGCGCGATCTCAAAGCTTGCTTCCGCGACCGCGATGCGGCTGGGAAAAGCCGTCACCGGCCCACTTTCCATCTGCCAAACGAGCGGCGAGCCGACTTCCGTCGCGACGTCCTCGGTGATCTCGACGAGCGCGCCCGACTCGCTGTCGCCGGCAATCCACTTGCCGAAGGCGTTGAAGCCCCCGACCGCGCGCCAATAGGAAAGCCCATGACTCTGCCGCTCGAACCAGTCGGTGGTGTCGAGATCGAAAATCCAGGTGAAGGTGGGCGCACGCAACTTGATGCAGGAATGGCCGCCCACAACGTAGGCCGAAAGCTCGAAGTCGTCCCCTGCCCCGCCGGCATTGAGCCAGGCGCGGATCGCGCGATCGACATCCGGCGTTGAAATCTTCGTCGGCTGGTAGCCGTTAAGCGCATAGATCACGCCGTCATCGCCGACGAACACGATGCCCTTGCCGACCCCGTCCTCGTAACCCGAGATCGCGTAGCGGCCGATCAGCCCGCGCGGAATGAGGGTGACGCGCGAGAACGGAAAGCCTGGCGGCGGTTCCGCCGTGTCGTGATAAACCTCGATCGACTGCGAGCCGCAGAGATAAAGATCGCCCCACGGGATCGCGCGCAAAAGCGAGTCGGGCTTGCCCTCGCAGGTGGTGAAGCAAAGCGCATCGACGCTGATATCGTTGATCGCGGTCGCAAAGCAGCGACCGTCGGCGATAGCAAAGAAAAAATAGCCGTCGAGCTGGCAAACGTCGCAGGGCTGCGGCAGATCGGCGTCGGCAAACGCCGTCACGCTCGCCGCCGTCACGATCGAGGCGCCGTTGTCCGGATCGACCGCGACGATATCAGGCGTCGCCTTGTTGTTCCGCGCCCAGAATACTTTCTTTGTGCCGGTCAAATTACCGACCGCGGTCTCATTGCCGCCGCTGTCGAAGCGGCGAATCTTGCCGGACCAGGCGACGTAAAGGGTCGCACCTACTTGCAGCGCGCCACGAAATCCGCTTTGCGCGGTCGTCGCCCACTGCTTCAGGCCCGGCGCGCGGCGCCAGACATTTTTTCCGCGCGCCCCGGGAATCAGCGGCTCGCGATAGGCGTTAATGAGGCGCCCTGCGCTTTCATGCGGGCGCTTGCCCGGCGCCGAGCTCGTGGGAAAAGGAATTGCGACCACTGCTCACCCCGTGACGGGATTGAAGCCGCGATAAGGACCGCGATTGCCTTGCCGCAGCAGGCGTTCGGTGCCGAGCGTGGCGCGCGTACCGGAATGGCGCGTCACTTCCTTGATGCGGTCCTCGAGCAAGAGAAGTGTCGGCTGATCCGCGCCCGGCCGGCCGAAGCTCGCGCCGAGGCGCGCGACCAGGAGATCGTTCAGCGGCTGAAACACCGCCTCGTCGATCGCGTCTTCATCCAGCACATTGACCACGTCGCGCGCGTTCAATTCGGCGAGCGCCGAGGTGATATTCGCCGAGACGAAGTCGGACTCCTCCGCCGATGCGGTTTGCCCGAGTCCGATGACGTTGAGATCGAGCAGCAGATTGTCGATCAATTCCTGCTTGGTGCGGGACATAGGGCGCTCCGTGGAAAATTGATTCAAGCGCTGTCATGCTAAGCAGCGGAGCGGCGCGACCCGGTGATCCATGACGAAGTGCAATGTGCGTTGACTGTCAGCATGGATCGCCGGGCAGGCAAACTTGTGCAGCTTGCCTAACGTTGGCTGCAAGCTCGGCGATGACAGTAGATATTGAAAGCGATTACTTCACGCGGCGCGCTGGCTCAATTTCAGGTGGGCGCGCAGCCGCGAATAAATAAACACTGAGAGAAATACGATCACGTCGAATATCACCAGCGTGAGCGGCGAGGTCGCCGTTTCAAGCACGCCCGACCATGGGACTCCATTCGCCCATTTATCGCAATCCCGGGCGCCAGGCGTGTGGAAACAAAAATCTCTCCATTGGTCAGCGTGCGCCTGAACCGTGTAGAAGGTTAAGACCCCGACAAGCACAGTATTGGTGATGAGAGGAATTAAAATCGCAGGCCAAATCGCCTTGAGTCTGAAGAATGAAACCAGATAGGTGACAGGAATCAGCAGCACTGGAAAAAACAAAAGAGGTAGAGTCGAGAGAAAAACAATGATGAGGTAGGGTTGATACCAACAAATCGCTGCTTTCGGCGCAATGTCGAGGACGAAGAGCGCCATCCACTGGCCGAGCGAAAAATTAGTGAAAGTGTCCGCGCTGCGCGGCGCCGGCGGTGGCATATTGGATATCAGTTCCTTGCGCACAAACATGAGGCGTCCTGCCGCCCCATTGTATTCGACAGCGCGCTGGCGTTGCAATTAGGGAAATTCGTGGAATTGTTTAGGGCCAGTTAGATTCTGGAATGCTGTTATTAAATAAGTACTGGTTGTAAATATGATACGCATTCGCAAGATCGGCTTGATTTGCGCGAACCGCATCGTAAACGTTGCCGCCTGCCTCGGCGATGTCGGTCGCATTCGTGCTTGCAAATGCATCCCGGTAGGTGGGAACACTTAGCGAATTCAACCGGTCGCGCATGTCTTCATCGAGGCTTTTCCACGCATCCGGCGCGTAGTTTTCGTTGGGCTCGCGATAAGAACCTATTCCATAGCCCGTGGTCTCAACTTAAATATTGTCGCCGTCCTGCACGATGCGACGAAAGACGTTTCCCGGATCAAGTGCGTGTCCCTTCAGCGTCGTATTAACAATCGTCAGTGCTTCGGGAAAAATGTGGTGCTCAACCTTTCCAAGGTTGCGGACCGGAATTCCTTTGATGATTAGCCACGCGTCTGACGTATCTCCCGAATTCATGGCTGGATAAAGTTGACCCGGCGCTGCGTAGTACCGCAAGAGTTCGAAAGCGCGCTCCGGGGTAAGACCTTGTTTCGTGCTGCCAAGCCAGGTGCGTTGCGGCCCATATTGGTGCGGACCGTTCTCATCCCAGCGCGTGAAGCCGCTCGGCGTATACATCTCGTCCATTGCCATGGCCGAACCTCAGTCGTGGCGAGAAAAGAGCGCGGGAATTCTCTCCCCGCGCCCTCGCCTTTCAATTACGTGCCGCTGAGCCTCGTCGCCAAGTCGGGATAGATCGACTTCACGCCATAGAGAATATCCAGGCGCCAGTTCCCGAGGTCGTTGGTCCCGTCGTAATACGGAATGACGCGGACCGAGAGGCCCTTATAGGTCTCGCGCGCGGGACTGACCGCGCCTTCCGGCAGTTCCATCGGCACCATCGCGAGCGCGAAGGCGTTGCGATCGAAGACGACGTTCTGTGGATAGCCGGTGGAGTTTGAGCCGAGATTGGTGATCGCGGCGTTGTCGGCGGGCGCGGCCGAGACGGTCTGATACGGGCCCGTGGTGATGATCGCGGGCGAGACCGAGAGCGTCATGTTGCCGGTGCCGTCGGCGGTGGCGTCGGCCTTGGCCACGAACTGCTGCAAGTAGGAGAGCACCGCCTTGGTCACCGGATTGACGGCAAAGACGCCCGCAATGGTGAAGACGTCGCCCTTCTTCAGCGAGCCCGTGGTCGCGGTCCAGCCGTCGGTGACGAGGTTCTGCTGGTTGCTGCCGTCGTAAGCGACGTTCTGCGCCGCCCCGTTCACGAGCGGCGTACCGCCGCGTGCGCCGGTGGTGTGCGTCGGCACGTTCTGCGACGAGTAGGCGTCGACCGAGCCGAGCGGCGGCAGTTTCGCCCGCATGATCGCGGATTTGGTGATCTCCGGCGCGAAGAAGCCGGTGAAGCCGCCGATCAATCCCCACTTGTCGGCGGGATTGAGCGCCGCGACGCGGTCGGCGTCGGGCACCGCCATTTCGTCGAGCCGCTGCGGCGCCTTGGTGAAGCCGGCGAAGGTGGTGAGCGCCGTGCCGGGCGTGCCGACCCAGTTCCATACGTCCTTATAGAGTGCCGCGAGCTTCAGATCGACGGAGTTGGCGAGCTGGATCATCGCCGATTTCAGGTAGCGATCGGAGAAGTCGGCGATCTTCAGCGACAGATCCGAGGACGAGAACTGCAGATCGACGCCTTCCTGGGTGTTCACCTGCAGCGAGACGGTTTTCTCCGTCGTGTCCTGCGGGCTTGCCACCGCGCCCGAGCGCACGGTGTAGCGCACGGGCTTTCGGATCAGGACGGTGTCGCCGATCCTGTTGCCGTTCGATTTCTTGTCGAATTCGTCCTCGTAGGCGCGATTGACGAGCGAGCCGAAGACGAGATTGTTGTCGAGCAAGCGCAGCGCTTCTTTCGCAACGATGCTCGGGGTGACGATCGTATTAGCCATGATTGACCTTTCGGGTTAGGGCGCCTTTTTTCGAGGCATTAAAGCCGGCCGGCCTCACGCTCACGGATGTATTCGTCCATGCTCATGTGCTCGACCTTCTTCGCAACGCCGCCGGTGCCGCCGCGAGGCGGGGTGAGCGGCGGAGGCGCCGATGTTTGTCGTTTGGGTTGCGGGCCGCGAATGCGCGCTTCCAGCCGGCCGATTTCACGCGCGGCTGCGAGCTGCGGCATTCGATTCAACTCCTCGACCTTGTCGAGGTTTTTCGCCAGGTGATACGCGATCAGCGGTCCCTTGGCGCTTTCCAGGATGAGGTCGCGAACGTCGTCGCGGATGTCGATGCGGCGCGCTTCTTGCAAGGTCTCGTCGAAGTCGGGAATGCGATCCTTCACTTCGGAAAGACGCTCGCCATAGGCGGCGGCGCGGACACGCTGTAATTCGGTGGAGACTTCGCCCGCCGACGCCGCGCGCGCGTGCTCGTCGCGCACGGCGCGGCGCACTTCATAGGCGCGGAGCGCCCGGGCGAAGGCGGGAAAGTTTCCGGGAAATTCCTCCGGACGCGGCATGGCGAGATCGTCGTTGGCGAGCCCTTGCGTGCGGACAAGCCGGTCTTCGAGCTCCCTGATCTTGGCGGCTTGCTCGGCAAGTTTGCGGTTCTTGCGCTGGTTGCGCGAGAGCTTCTGCGGCTTCTCGCTTTCGTTGTCGTGGTCGCCGTCATTGTCGGTGGGCTGTTCTTCTTCGCGCGCGGCTTCCTCACTCCCCTCACCTGCGGATTCGGCGGCCGTCTCCGGCGCCTCTTCGTCCGGCGTGAGCGTGACGATTTCCTCGTGTGGCGCTTCAATGGGATTCTCGGCGGATGGCTCTCCGCCCTCGGCCGCCCTCGCGGGCAGCGCGGATGCGAGTTTGACCAGCATGGTTGCCTCAATAAAAAAGCCCTCCAGGGACTGAGGGCTGCGGGGTTCGTACTTGCAGGGGCATTGACTCTCAACGGTCATGCGCGGGCTTGTCCCGCGCATCCACGTCTTGGGGAGAAAAGATGTGGATGGCCGGAACAAGCCCGGCCATGACAATAAGTAAGTGCGCAATTTCCAGGCGCGCGAACTCTCCGGGTGAGCGCAAGCGTCCGCCGGGAGAAATCATCGCTGCATTGAATTAGTCGAAAACCGCGTAACTTTGCAAGCGCGAGCCGCGGCGTCGATCAGCAAGCATCTTCGACGTAGTAGAAATGCTCACCAAAGGATTTAATGGTGCGAGTACATCGCGCATGCGGTAAAGGATGATCGCTTACCCACCTCGTTCCCGGCGCTGGATTTGATCGGTGGGCTATCCATTCCGACGAGCGAGCGCTTGGATCTCGCGCGATCTCATCCGTTTCGTCGTACACGATCGCTTCGAAGTTAATGTTGCCAAATCCGGGGCCTGTAACTCCTAAATCGAAAACATGAAATTTCGGCCCGAGAGATGGCTCAGCCGAAATCACAGCGAGATAC